AGCGTTTTGTAAATACTTTTTGAGAATTTCTGGGTGAGAAGAACCTTTTATTTCAAATAAAGAATCAAAAGTATCTTTGTGAAGAAACACTTCAGCCTCTGTTTTGAAGAGATAAAAGAGGCTTTGTGATCTTTTTAACCAGTTTGAATAATTCTTTTCACCTGACTCAATAATTTCACCGATCCATAGTTTCGCAGGATCATCACATTCTACAAAATTAGCCAAGAAATATTGACGAATCTCGTCATCAGACTTTTGACGAGACATGCGTTCAAAAAAGTAACGATCTTTTCTTTTGTTGAACGATTCTTTGGAAGCTCTAGACTTCCCACAATATTGAAAGTAATCGTAGTTTGGTTTAGTGAAATGATTCTTGAATGCCAGGTATGTTTTGTATACCTCGATTGGCGTCATCAGAACATCAGTTTAGCACGACTTGTTTTCTTTAGAAAGTTAAGTTGAGTTGCCTCACACTTAATTTTTTCCTTAAGTGGTTTTGAAATCAGTTTAGACACTGATTCAAATTCAATACCATTTTCTTCACAATATGTGACAATGGCTTCAATATAATTGATCTTAGATGTAGCCACAAGATATTCAATGTCCTGAGCAAACTTGGACTGACAAAGAAATTTTTCTTTTATGAGTGAATTTACTTCCTCAGTTGTGTTCTGCATTGGTTTCTGTTTTGTATGTGACAAATTCTCTAATGTATTTGGTAAGAAGTTTAATATAGTAACCCTTGTTTCTTTTTTCATAGACGAAGCATTCTCCATTGTCAGCAACCATAATAGTAATCAGTTTTTGGACTGGAATACCAGTCATTTCATAATACATGCAAGCATATGCTGTTTCCTGGACAAAATAATTTTCAATCCATTCTTCAGGTTTAATTTTCTTTGAAGTCTTGAAGTCAATAACTGCGAGCTCTCCTTCGTACTCAGCGATGCAATCTACTCTGCCCGCAAGTCCCAAGTAGTCACTATAAAGTGACTTTTCTAAAGCATGTATATTATTTATGCGATCTAGATAAGGTTTTGCAGCAAGAAAAAGAAATTTTGTTACAGGAAGAGGATTATACTTATCAATATCCTCATTTAACAAATACTTCTCAACAATATCATGAAACTTAGTCCCACGATCTGTAGCAACTTTAGTGATCTTATTGGCTTCTTCTTCACCAACTTTCTTACGCCAGTCAATAAATTTTTGTCTTCCATAAAAACTGGTGACAGATGTAATAGAAGGGTACAACTTACCAGAAGGGGTACGATAGTATCTCGTACCCTCAATATTTTCGGCTTGTAAATCAACCTCTTCTTTCAAATAATCTAGATGAACAAACATTACATACCTAAAGCCAATTTAGCAACAATATAGTTTTTGACAAGTCCAGAACGAACAATATCATCAACTCCAAATTCTACCATGGAAAAATCATATTCCATTGCACGAATAATTTTCATAAAATCAAGAATCCCATTTTTTTCATGGGTTTTAACAAGATCGGATTGAGTAGCATCACCACAAAATACGATCTTACTATTTTCACCAATACGAGTAATTATACTATCTAATTCGTGAAAGTTCAAGTTTTGCATCTCATCGACCAATACAATTGCGTTGTCGAGAGTAGTACCACGAATAAAGCTAGTTGACCAGAATGAAATAGTTTCTTGAGCTTTCAGATTTCCATAAAGCATTTCAAAGTCAGCATCAGAAGGTAACTCAAACATGTACTTACACATGTTCTTATAGGGAATTTGATAGAGAGAGGACTTATCCTCATGATCTCCAGGAAGAAATCCAATCTCACGAGTAGATACAAGAGACCTTACAATGTAAACCTTTTCATATGGAGTTCTTTCGTCAAGAACATCTTTGAGTGCAAGATAAAGTCCAACGAATGTTTTACCTGTACCTGCAGCACCATAGGCAAAAACATTTTTACCTTTCTTATACTCATCAAAAAAGATTTTTTGATTATCAGTCAACGGAGAGATATCCGTCATCAAGTCAGAATTAATTGGTTTTTTACGACGCATTTGTTTTGCGCTCATACCAATCCCGATGTTGCTGTTGCCGTTAGAGGATTTTCTTGATCTTGGCATACTAGATTTTCTTTACTCGTGAACCAGGTGCTTTTCCGGCTTTAGTGAGAACATCATTCCAGCCTGGATTTCTGGAGATGAGTTTGTCTTTCCACTCGCCAACTTCACCCGAACCAGGACAGGTAGATGGATCGCTCCAATCCCTTTCCCAGTCTGGATTATCTTGCTTCCACTGACTCCAGGCGTGGACACTCATTTCCACTTCTTTCTGTTCACCAGTGATATTGTTAATAACAGGATAAGTCGCCATAAAGTTACGAATTCAAGATAATTTATTTAGATCCACTCAAGAGCTTCTGCAACCGTTGGAAATTGTTCGGTGAATACCTTCTTACATTCCAGAGCAATGTCCATATGTTCTTTCTGAGTTCCGTTTGCCGAACGGAGATTGATATAATGTATCCATGACCTGCAAGAACCGGTCATATAGATACGTGTGGGAGTCGCTAAGGGCAGTACAAACCTTGCACACTCCTTTGCCACACCTGCTTCTAACATCCTCTTGTAGAGGTTATTAGCATTGGTAAACAGTTCAGCAATTTCTGATTGGAACTTTAACTTCACATAGTCACCAAGATCATCCGTAGAATTCTGACGATTCTTGGTATCTTGCTTGCGAAGTTCTGGAATAGGAATATTCTCGGTGATCAGATTTGTATCTGCATATCGTTGTGAAAATTCCTGATATGTAAAGGACCTATGACGCAAAATCTGAGCCGCAATGCCACGATTGGTCTCAATCTCAAGAGTCATAGAAGACTGTTCAAAAACAGACCAATGATTATGCTTAATGCAATAAGCAAGCAACTTGGCATAGTTTTCGTTGTCTTGATTCGCAGGATTGCTAACTCGTGCAATAAATGCCATTGTTTTTTCTGCATCGGGAGTTACCGAAATAAGTTTAACTGTCATTTCTTTCCAAATCCTCGATATTCTTTTAAATTTTGCTTTTCTAATTGTAGCATAGAAAGTTGTTCTCTCATAAAATGAAGTTCTTCACTAGAATACAAATAGTCTTGCTTTAGTGCTTCTTTAATTAATTGAATTACTTTTTTACTTCTCATTCAGAATCCTCAAAAATTTCGTCGTAATCTAACTCCTTTGGTTTGATATCATCAAAATTATATGCCCTAACATCAGAATATATTTCTGCTTTTAGAGAATCAACTAAGAGTTCTAAATTACGGACAATAAGTTTTAGTTTATCTGTGTCCATAAGATACCATTCTCTCAAGACATTTTAGCATAAAAAAAGGAGGGAATCAACCCTCCTTCATATTATTTAATTGCTGCTAATTGTGCTTCTTTACGACGTTGTTCTTTTTCAATTTGTTCTTTAATCAATTGAAGAACATTGATCTTACGATCTTCTACGTTGTATTTAACACCACGATAGGTTGCTGTTGTCATTAGGTTTGCTCCTTTACTGTTAGGTTAGGTAGCGTTCCTTCAGTCAACTTTTGCGTCTATTTTACACTCTTTTGGAGAAATTTGTTTAATCTCCCATATCAAATCATTCTTATATTGTCTGGGAATGTCTTGTTTATTAACTCTCCCAGCAATCAATTGTGCTTGTAGGCATGTAAGAATGAGTGTCTCCATAGATGAACGACCCGTTCCGAGTTGTCTTACTTCCGTCTGGATTTCCAGATGAACGATGAGAGTATTATACTCCCTTTCGGGGATATTTAGCAACAATTGATTGTATAAAATGTTACAATTTTATAAAATCTTAATAGACAAAAATTTTGCCGGGATTTTTTCCCCCGATCTGGGGAATCACTTCCGCTTTTTGGTTTTAGGTGCCTGGTAACCCCAGGTCTTTGGATTGTATTTGCCGTATCCCCAATCAATTGACTTTAAATTTTCACGAAACTTATCCCAATACATATCGAATAAACGAATTTTAGTTCCCCTTGTTAAATCAAAGCAAAGTTTATCATCGACCATATATTTAATGATATGTGCATCATTCGGTGCTTCTTTAGTACAGACATCAGCATACGAACAATTTTCAATCAAAATGTCACAACCGTATCGTGACTTACAGGTTTCCTTTTCTGCTGATGTCCAATGGTCCATATGCTTTTCCGTAGTTTTATTAATAACTTGGTTCACGAACGTCCTCCCCAAGTAATCTGAGGAAAAGCTTCAGATACAATTTCTTTGCTAATTTTATATTTTTCTTGAAGTTTTTTATCTTTAACGAAACAAATAATTTCTGCTTCAAGTGGGTGAAGTCCCTGCAAAAGATTGATAAACATTGTCTCACGACGAATGGAGCTTATAGCATCATTACCGCCCTTAATAAAATGATAAAAATGTTTATACTCTTTACGAATTGTTGTTCTTCCTTGAACATCCGATACACCTAAAGAGAATGAACCAGTCTCATACATAGCTCGAATTTCTTCCGTAAGTTTATTAGAAAGAGTTCCACTATTTACAGTTTGATCACCATAACTCGAATAAGGAACTGGCCCATCAGGAAGCATTGTAATTACTGATTCATCAAAGTTCCAAATCAAAAGAGCCCGTATTGAATCATGATTATACTTTTGCAACAGTTCTACCTTCTTTTGGTTAGATCTTTGCTTAGAAATTAAATCAAAGACTTCAAAAGCAAGAGGATTGTTAGGAAGTTCCACAATAGGAGTTTCTTTAACTACCTTTGGTTTAGTTGTTTTAGTCGTCGTTGTCTTCTTCTGTGTCGTCGTAGTCATGATAGTTCTCAAAATTAAATGCGATCACCTCATCTGGAATCAAGTTTCCCTGATTATCAAACATTTCGGGGTGAGGTCTTGGAATTTCCCGATAGTTCATCATATATTCTCTTGCTACCCAACCTACCATTACTCCCACTATAAGAAACAATACTGTTAGAAAGGAACCAAATACTAAACTAACTGCTAACATTTCTTTTACCTCGGGAAACTACTTTTTTCTTCCTTGACTTAAAGGAAAATTCGAAATAGATAGTGACTTCCCGATTTAGAAAGCAAACTATCTTCTCAAAAATGATGTGAAATGGTTGAGTTTGCTTTCTTTTACCCCCATAAAGAATGAGTTCAATACCACGATTTCTGTGGTCTTCTTTTTTATTTAGGTCAGGATTTGATGATTTGTTGTTCCTTGAGGAATTTGATTGTGTCAACTGATCCTCCTAATTTCTTGTCATTACAAATAACCTGTGGAAAGGTAGATCCTTCACCAAACTCAGCATAAAACTCATCTCTGGTAAAATGTTCCCCTAAATTATAAACCACAAAGTTACTTCCTGTCAATTCAAGAACTTGTTTAACTTTATAGCAATATGGGCAATCTTCTTTTGAGTATACTGTGAAATTCATAATTGTTATCTATTTTTATTATAATTTATAATAGAAAAAAAGGAGGATATAAACCCTCCTTAGTAACCACCAACTCACCTCTCCCACCACAGAGAGGGTCTTCATTCCCAAAGTTACAAGGATGTTGAAGACTTGGATATTATAGGGTAATTAAAAGTTTTTGTCAACACACCCCATATTTAGATTTGAGATTATTGCATTGTGTCTCCATACTCTCAAATCCTTTGACTGTCATCCAAGTTACCATTGAATATCGGTTTCCTTTGGTGACTGGTTCAACACCGTGACGATAATACCTATTAGAAGGAAAACATACAAGAAGTCCAGGTTCAGGACGAATATGAATATGAAGGTCTGGAAATACAAAATCTCCACCTTCAAATCCATCATTCAAATATAAGACCATAGACAAATCACGATCTACTGTCTTTCTCCAAAGTTGTGTCTGATCTGGTGCAGTCCATATACCTTCACCATCAATATGAGGTTGGTAGTGTCCTCCTACACCATAGCAGAGTAGTTGTGGAACTTCTGAACTATCAACTTCAAACTGATAAAAAGGATTGATAACTTGCTTTACAATATGATGCATCAATTCGTTAACCTGTGGAAATACAGGTTCAATTGGAGCAATTTGAGTATCTCTTGTTTTCTTATCTGTAATCCATTCAGTTCCTCGTGTCTGATTGGATTTGTCTGGATCAAATACTGAAAGGTCTTCTGTTTTTGAAGTTTTCATATGATTTACCAGTGCATCAATACCTTCCTGATTGATGACTTTTGGTGCAATCAAAACTTTGGATAATAAATTCATTGCTTATAATGTAGTTTGAGGTATTTATCCTATTGGTGTATTGGCTGTTGCTGCTAATAATGATCTTGCCTGACTTAATAGACCCCTTGGTGATGCTGATACAGAATCGTTAGAGAAATCTAATCGATGCACTGTTGATGTTCCTCCAGGAGAAATACCACCACCAAACCATCCATAGTTAGAGTTTCCTGTTGCTGCTAGAAGAGATCTTACTCCATTTAATGGACCTCTAACAGTTGCTGTTGCAGAATCATTTGAAAAATCTATACGGTCTACTGTTGATATTGGTCCACTACCACCACCAAACCAACCATAGTTAGAGTTTCCTGTTGCTGCTAAACCTCCTCTTGCTAAACTTAATAGACCTCTTGGTGATGCTGTTGCAGAATCATTAGAGAAATCTATACGGTCTGTTGATGATAAATTAACCGGTGGAAGTGCAGGTGATGGTTGAATAGTTCCACCAGAAAACCACCCATAATTATAATTTCCTGTTGCTGCAGAATTATATTTTGCTGAACTCAATGGTCCTCTTGATGATGCTGTTAATTCATCATTAGAAAAATTTATACGGTCTACTGCTGCTGTTCCAACAGATCCCGGATATCCACCACCAAACCACCCATAATTATAATTTCCTGTTGCTGCTACATTATTTTTTGCTGAACTCAATGAACCTCTAATTAGTGGTGTTGCAGAATCATTGGAGAAATTTATACGGTCTACTGTTGATGCTCTTCCTGGTGTAGGAGTGATGAATTGTCCACCAAACCAACCATAGTTAGAGTTTCCTGTTGCTGCTTTTATATATTTTGTTGCAATCAATGAACCTCTTGGTGATGCTGTTGAGGAATCATTTGAGAAATCTATACGATCTACTGTTGAGTATCCAGTAAATGGTGCTCCCCCAGAACTTCCACCACCAAACCAACCATAATTCCCTGCTTTTTGTAGA